TAAGCGTATTTATTGGAAGCAAATTTAGCCATTATGTAACCTGTATCGAACTTGCAGTAGGCACAAGTTGAAGACTTGATCTATCACGATCTTCGGTTGCTGCTCTAAAGAAGTCTTCTTCATAAGCCGTTTTTAAATCAGCCATGCGCTTAGGTGCGCGTTTCACGGCTATGGAAAAGGCCAGCCCAGAAACAAGGCTTGGCAAAAACCTGAAAGGTACTTCCATGGTATCTACAGAGGCGTCCGCATCATCTATACGAACTAAACGGTAATAGATCAATGCGTCAGTTGAATTTTCTGGAACAGGCCAAATTGTTACAGTAGGTGTGATTAATCGATCCACAAAAAATTGCGTTGCTCTTGCTTGATCGTCTTTATCTGGAATCGCAAGATAATCGCTCCGACTAATCCGATTCACAGCAATATCAGAACCAGAACGACGAACAACCATATCCAAAATATCAATGGTATTTTGCACGTCGTCCAAAGACGGATCAGCCGATATTGTCGTAGTCGCACCACTACTAGATCCTGTTATTGTTTCACTTGCAGTAAAGGCACCACTAGGTACAGTCAACGTAAGCGTGGTGCCGCTGGGCTTTGTTATAATTTTCGCTGTCGTACTGCTGCTGGAACCCGTTATGGTTTCACCAACAGATAAGCTACTAGAATCACCTACTGTTGCGGTTATAGTTCCAACGGGATATGTGTCAACGGCTGAAGAGCTTGAAAGCTGGGCTAACGTTTGTGTAACTTGCCTCACGGTCCATAAGTTGATGCCCCGGTTAGCCCAGTCTGCCAGCATAAGATTAAGTGATCTACGTGCAGTAACCGCATCATAACCTGTGCGCGATTCTAAACCGCAACGTTCAAATGCTTCCTCTATGATCTCGGCAACATTGAGATCAAAATTGGCAGATCCCGATATGGCCATTTATTTTAGTCCTGCGCGTCTTACATCCCCGGCGGTTAAACGACCTCCAGGTTCTTTTCTTTGCGCCTTTTTATAAGGACTGCCACCACTTACATCCCTAGCGGTTAAACGACCTCCAGGTTCTTTTCTTTGCGCCTTTTGAACAGGGCCACCATGACTATATCCCACTGGTTGTCCTATGTCTCTCAAACCGTCTTTCGTTAAACGGGGTACTGTTATTGGTTGATCTGGCATCACACTTACTTCTGGTGTGTCTACCGTACCACCATACTTATATCCCTTGCGCTTCTTAACCTTGCCGCCTTTCCCAAGATGTTGGACACCGTCCTTGGGATCGCCGTATTTATTTTTTCCTGGTCCACCTTTCATAACGATCTCCTATCTAAGCTTGAAATACAGTAGCCGTAGTAAACGTGCTCTGCGTATATTGAATGTAGATACCCGCCGTAAACAAAACGCCCTCAGCAGGGATACTTACATCATCCAATACGGTTGCACTCGCAACCGTAGAAAGCTGCATGGTGGTTGTTCCCGTAGGCGAAGTAGTTGGAAATACCAAGGTGCCCGCAGTAGCGGAATTCATTATGCGAATGCCCTTCAACCGCGACCTACCTGCAAATACCACATCTGCCGCAGAATTATTTATACCGGCAGAAACATTGCCCGCACTTGCTCCATCGATAGCGATTTGGGTAACTGTTTTAAAGTGTTTGCTACCCGTAGCCGTACCCGCATTCGCCCCGGTAATTTCTTCCGTTTGAGCATCGCCATTTACATCAGTTCCGGTTACCGTAAACGTGTCTCCAGAATCATCGCCCGCAGATAAAATTGTAATAATTCTACCTGAATCAAATGTAGCAGAACCACCTGATGTTAATGCTCCACCAAGCGTTAAATCTCCAGCACCGCCTAATGTGTCCGCTGCAGATATACCATCTGCATCCAAGGCTTGTGTATCGGCTGTTATAAATACCGCCTTTGCGTCACTTCCACTAATGTATGTCGCCATCGCGATTCTCCTGTTGGAGTTCCTGTGCTTTTGACAAGGGTAAAATGATCATTGGATCATCTTTACCCCGTATTACAACAGGCGGATCTTCTAGTCTATGGTACCCATAGAATCTTTCTGTTGCAGGTTTATTAGCATCAAACATTGTAGTTGTCATTGCAACCTCAACATTGATACCACGCTCCTCGGCCTTAGACAATAAATACTCACAACAAGCGCGCCCTTCTTCAGCAAACTGTCTTAAATGCACATACCCAAAATCAGCACCATACATCATTATACTTTCAGGTTTTGCGCATATGGCAAAAGCTATAGCAAAAGCGACAGTGTTATTCAGGTATGAAGTTTTAAGAGTACTACATACTTCCTGCAGAGGATAAAGAACAGCCCCGGGAACCCTATCATCTAAAACGCAAGTGTAAATAGGCCCCGAATGAGTCGGGAGCCATTTACGCATTCCAGGAGTCATAGAACCTGCATCTTCGGTATCTAAAAATCGTGAAGGCGGGTCAAGCATGAAGACTCTATCATGATATATAACGCCGCCCATAGAATTCACGGCCCATACCTCATCTGCAAAAATAGAGGAATCACCGTTAGATGCAGAGGATTTGGTAAATTCGGCGTGGCTATTGCCCATTGCGACAATAGCCACGCGCTTCCCTGAAAGATCAGGGATTATAGACTCATCCTTACCGTTTGTTCGCATCAGGTATAGACTTATTCAGAGATAAGCCGACTAATGGCTTGCGAATGTACTTTCAAAGCTTTAGCTGATCCAGCACCCGTTTCCACACCAATATACGGAATAAGATCAACATCATTGGTTAAGGCTGCGGTTCTAGCGGTTCCAGTAGTTACGGCAGTTCCACCTGTACTCCCCGAAGTTGTCGTGACGTTGTACTGAATACCATCGACATATATGGCAGCTTGTCTGCTGCTATTAATATCAATTTTCAGATGATACTGGGTGTCCGCCGCTACAGTAATAGGCAACGCACTGATAAAATCAGTACCGCCAATGCTGTGTACAAAGTGCAATAAAGTGAAGTCCGTAAAAGCTTCACTATTAGTAGCGTCTGTTTGAAACTTAAAGAACGCCTGATCAGCGTCAGTAGCAATCAATTGATCATTGGTTAACTTTAAGCCTTGCCAAAGTTTAATGTCGGCAATAGACGCTGCCGTAGTAACAACACATTCCCAAATAACTGAGTTTTCAGTACCCCAGGGAACAGTCTGCCAAGATGTTTGATTGGTATCAAGATGAGGGGCTATAATGGCCTGATTTTGATCCGTTCCAGCAGTAGTGATGATAATACCGGCTCGTGTGGTATCAAACGTGCACAAAGCAGTTGTCATGCTCGTGCCAAGAACCTCAAAGTCCTTGTTGGCAACTTTTTCAGCAAGACGAATAGCCGTGTTTGCAGCCGCCGTAGCGTCTGCATCAGAAAAGGCCGTATTCAAAACTGCATTAAGTGCAGGACGCCGCTTCCAATACTCTTGGAGATAATAGCGCCGAATATCTTTGTTTGCAGAAGAATGAAGGGAAGAATCGGTTACATTGCCCGTGGTCGTATTTTTGTTGGCTATAACAAAGCCGTTTTCCGAACGAACCGGACCAGAGAAAGTTGTGTTAGCCATGTGGCTACCTCCTTACAAAGGTTTTTGCCCTAGAGTCTTAGTAAGCGTCTGCTGGGCCAGTCGCTAGGGCTATGAGTCCCAGAAAAATGGGGGAGGGTTTCCCCTCCCCCACATATACTACGCTCCTGGAGAACCGTAAAGGCCCCGCCAGTCAGACCAACCGAAGCTGTAACGCTCACGTGATTTGTAACGAACGTTTCCGGTGTCAAAGTCACCTTCCATGTTGTTACGCAACGCTGCGCGCTCAAACATCTTCAGGCCGTTGGGTGCATCGGTTTTAACGAACCATGCATCCGTGTCCGTAAGGAAATGATTAACGGCATAACCCTCTGGCAGCATACCCATGCTACGCAAAGCATTGACGTCGTTATCCGCCGTTCCTACCCGATACGGAGTTGCCAAAAGGCGCTCCGCTACGAATTGAAGCTGTGGCGGAATAATCAATTTCCGACCCATGATAGCAGTCTTGAGACCACGCTCGTCTTTGAAGTTAGTTGAGATGTTAATCATCGCATCTTCAAGACTAGTCTCGTTCAGATCTGCAGCGGTGGTTGGCTCATTTGCGAGCGTTCCCGCGCTTACCGTTGGATGGGCCGTATCCAAAAGAGGTTGGCCGTCACCACCAGTAAAGCTGGAAGAAAACGCATTGTTAAGAGTATTAGCACCCTTAACCTGTTTCGTATGAGCCATGCTACGTGCGAGAGCCTTCGTATACCGCGTAGAAAGACGGTCATAGAGATTATCTTCTACCGCCTCTTCCGTGATAGAAAACGCCAACGCAATGGTTTCATGCGTATACCTCGCCGTAAAGGTTTCCTGCGCCGTGTCAAACGCCACAGCAGACCCTTCAGCTTTGGTTTGCGCCGCACCAAACCCCGAGAGCATCACTTCTTCTTCGAAAGCCTTATCTGAAGTTTCGATATCGAAGATTTCGCGATGTTCTTGGTCATAGCGATCGTATTCAAGGCCGAACAGGGCATGTAGCCCTGGCTCTAGTTCCTTGACTAATTGTGCACGACTAATAGCCATAGTTTAGTCCCCCTATGTTCCAGTAGTCGTTTTGTAGGCATGCTCGTTAAAGAACACATACCAATTAGCGTTTGCCGAACTGACATCGCTATTGTCTGGATCTTTACTCAAGCCCACAATACGCATCTGCGCGGTACCGGATCCAGCACTAGCCGCAAGTTCAGTAGTCGACTGACCAGTGATTGTACTACCACTAACACCTGCTGTATCAGCGTTTCCGCCAATATCTGTAATTGCAAGTGTACCAGCACACTGAATTTCAAAAGTCATATCTGGATCATCATAAATGAAGGCAACAATATCCGAGGCAGCAATGCTACCTGGATAAGTGTTACTCCACGTTGGTTTAGACGTTGTTGGGTCAGTATAAAAACAACCGTTAAACACGCCCAATGAATCAGTGGCAGTAGCAGTGCCGATGATAACCGAACCACTGGTAGCCATAATTACCACAGACCCTTGAAAGATTGGTCCCGTAGCACCCGAGGCAATTCGATATTCATTAGTTGCGTTGTTAAACGGCATACTCCCCAACTGACGAACGGGCCTAAGCCCAAAAGCTCCATCAACGTTTGCCATTGCTGGAAATCTCCTCGATCAGAAGGTTAAAAGATTTGATGTCCATAATTTATTCATTATTACGGCCACCAAAAGTGACGTTCGAATGCCGTTCCTTACTAATCGGCATCGATGGATGTTGTTCCCTCATCAGATCATTATCAACCGCGTCCATCTGACCTTGAGTTTCATCCTCAAAGTAAGTTTCACGACTGACCGCAAGTTCCTCTGGAACTCGTGCGAGCAACAAACCACCTACCCCAATGACTCCAGCATATTTGCCTTCCTCAACAACGGTAGTGTTCCACCCCGGATATTCGTCTGCTCGCACTAAATCATAACCATTGTTTAGGCGACCAGAAATATTTTTCCGATCATCAGCACCCACAAATTCAGAACGAATCCACCGATGTCTAAATCCTTCGGGCGGTGGGGGCGCATCTAATGCAGATGGCGGCTTGTAGAATTTAGGTTTTTCCTTCTTAACACGGGTATCTTCACTTCTGGGGGTTTTATCAACCATCAATATACCTCCTAAACTCGCTGTTCTTCAAGTTTAAGTTTTTGCGCAGCGTACTGTTTCTCGCTTATCCCGAGACGTTTAGCGATATCTCGTTCACTGCTAGTAAGACGCACACTGGTTGAGCGCCCAGATTTTTGCTTCCTGGTAGCAGGAGCAACCGACTGAGCGGGGCGGTTTTCACTGGGTTGACGAGTCCCATTAAATTTATGGGGGAACGCATCCTTCATACGGCGGTCAACTTCAGCGTAATAAGCTTCTTCAGTTCCTTTGTACCCTTCTGCTTCAGTTAGGGTACGGTGAAAACCTAAAGCCGCATAGGTCATGGCTTCATCTTCACCAAACCAAGAATTATTTTCAAACCAATCTTCAGCTTTTGGATCTTTTTGTGCAACAATAGGAGGCTCTGCTGCTTGAGGAGTAGCCGCAGGGGCATTTTCTTGTTTCTGTTGTTGTTGCGCTTGTTGCGCTTTTTGCAACTGCGCCGCCCACGAAACTCGCTCTTTTTGAGCCGCAAGTGTTGCTAATGCCTCTTGCGTTTCCACTAACGCATCAACATCACCAGAATCATAAGCTTCCTTATATCTGGCTTTGGCTTCTGTTATTTGACTGTCAATACGTGTGCTGAATTCGCTGCGATAACCTTTATCAAGGTTGTTTATTCGGCTGCTAAGATCTTTATTTGTTTCCTGCAGTCCTCGGGCATAATCTAACGCCGCAGTTTCTCGTCTTTCAGCCTCATGATATCGGTTGGTAAGTTTATCAATGCGTTTTTTAACTTTTTCGCTATAGTCCTCATGCTCCGAACTATCGCTCGCTGCCACAGGTCTATCGTCGCCAGCATCGATATTAGATCCATCCGAAGATAATACGTTTTCCTCATCAAGAATGACATCCACATCTCCCTCGTCTTCTTGTGAGTCAACTTGTGACTGAGTATTCTGTTCTGTGTCAATACTACTCATTTTCCCTCACTTTCTAAACATGAGCAATGTCATCGGGGTCGAGAATCGTGGCCAAAATTTCGTCATCATTTAAAAGTCTCAATTCAGCTCCTTCGATTTTAAACCGACCTCCCGCATACCTACCAATTACCACCCAATCTTTTTCTTTGCAATAGGGTTGTGAATATTTATCTGAATCTGCATAACAATCAGGACCAAGTTTTAAAACATAACAGACCACCGTGGCGAGGGCATTTCGGTCTCTTGTTTCATCGGTTAAGATGATACCACCTTCCGTTTTTGCTTTCCCTTTATACGGCATAACCAAAACACGGTATCCTGTGGGGGTCGGCAAACGCTCCATGGCTGTTTTATCAAGCAACTCTGGATCCAATACACGGTTTTCTTCCGAAGTATACGCTAACGCTAAACTGCCTTGAGCTTCTAAATTTTGTTTTCCTTCAGTCTTCATCATAGTCTCCTGCCTTACTCCTAAGTTCCACAATATACTGTTCAATAAAGGTTAATCCCCGCACTTCCCCCACTGCAGAACGATAATCTTCATAATTGGTAAAACTACCCGCCATCATGCCCTCTTGTAGTTCATCAAGGCGTTCACGAATAAGTCTTACAATTTTAGAAGTGGCGTATGAAATATCGTCCATAATTATCGCTTTTTTACTCGTTTTGTGGTTTTCTTTTTTGGTTGGAGTTTACCACCATACTTCTTTGCCCACTTCTTGAAAACCTTTGGTTTCTTGGCGGCTAAATATCGCCGTTGTTTTTCTGACTTGAAGGGCATTAATTAGCTCGTGCTCTATCCTGTTTTAATTTTGCAACCGCAAGACGGCCCTGCATTTCAGTCTTATCTTCATCGGCGTCTAATTTAGCTGCTGCAATCTGACCTCGCATTTCAGCTATGTCTTCCTGAGAATCAATTTTCTCTCGTGCTATTTTATTGCGATCTATATTTTCCTTCTGATCCAATTTTAACCGTTCTTCATCATCCTGTGCCTTGCGGTATAAATCAGCTTCCTTAATACGCAGCTCTTGGCGACGTAGTTCAACCAAAGGATCTTCATTTTCCCCTGTAGCCGCCATAATTTCAGTGGTGATTTGTGCTATTAATTCAGATACACGGTTTTCTGCATCTGCCATTAATTGCTGCTGCTGCGGTTGGTCTAATTGCACACCTTGCGCCTGTGCTTGCTGAATCTGGGGTTCAAGTTCTTGGGTCACTATTTGCCTCGCCTGCATACTAATATGCTGTGCCACATGACCCGTTAATGAACCCATAACCATAGGAGCAGCCATAACAATAGGCGTTTTCAGCATGGCCATATGCGCAACAATGTGCGCCTGATGATTTTGTTCCATAAACGCTTCAATTGGCTGATTGCTTAAAACGTTCCGGTTTTCCTCAGAAGCATCTATTGGTTGTGGATCTTTAGGAGGCGGCAAAATAAGATCAACATCCTTTACCCCTAAAGCCTCATACATGCGCCGATACGCTTCATACATATTGTGCATCTCAGGGGCAGCTTGCGCCAACTGTAGTTGCATCTGCGCCAGCATGGCACGTTGACTACTGCTAAAGATGTTAGGGTCACTAACGGGTATGATGTCTACACGATCATCAAAATCAGAAGCCTTAACATTCCTTTCAGCACCAATCGTGTCATATGGGTATTCAGGAGGTAGATAATCTGCAAATACAGCAGCTAATAATTTTAATTCTAATCGCTGTGCATGATGCAGTCGCTTATGAATACCAGACATGACCTTGGTACCACGCTCCAATAGCGCCATGGTAGTACCAACAGGCATTTCACGGTTTAACCCATTTTCAGAAATGGGCAATTCCGAAATGGCACTAAACCTTTGTCCTGATTGTATGATCAAGCCAAGTAATTGGAATAATGTTGCACTTGGCTCTTTATACGGTAGAGGCAACAAAGAATCACGCAGATTACCACCAGGACTATCCACATCGCGAAACTCGCCAGGAGCCAAAGGCTCATCATCATCACGTATGCGAATACCGCGAGCCTTGAAGCCAGCGGGGAGATTAGCCAGTGTGCCTGCATCAATCAACTGCCGTAGAATTGAAGTTGCCGAACGGCTTAATCCACCAATCATATGGATTAAACCAAAACCATAATACCCTAACCCAGGAAGAAACTTGAAATGCACAAAATACTGTTTCTTCGCCATTAACGGATCTTCTGGCCCCCAGTTTCGGCGTATGGCCAAAACCTCACCTGAATTTTCATCTACCGTTACAATATAAGGGAGTCGTACCCCGGTGGGTTCACCTGCTTCATCAGTATCCTCATAACCTAAAAGGTCTAAATCAACATGGCATTCCAACAAGATGTATTCTTCGTCATGCCCTCCAGGTCGCTCACCCTGCAATTCATCAACCTTTGATTGCGAGTCTGAAGCCGTTATAGTTTCTGGATATACTGATATATCCCTATAGAATCCATTCACCTGCATTTTGCGCAAATCATTTACCTGCATATGCACAACATGCGTGATGCGTTCGGCACTTTGTAGATTTGTCGTTGTGTAAGGAACTACTAAATCTTCACAAGCAACAAACTTGCTGACTGCCCGCTGCATGGATTCATCATAATAAACTTTTTTGAAAGCAGAACCCGCTAATGGAAGATAAAACAATAATTGATCCATATCCGGATCATATTCTTCCATCACATCAGTAATCTGATAATTCATGTACTGCTTTACACGCTGGGCTTGTTTTTCAGCCTCAGGGGATATGGCACCTACAATCTGGGTTCGTACAGGGCCATCAGGGGGCAAAAGTTCCTTATACGCTTGCGCCTGAAACTGCACCACACTTTCCGCCAGTAATGGGTGCGAAATACCACTAGCTCCCCTAAAAGGCTGTTCGCGTTCTTCATATTTAAAGCCTAAAAGATCTAACCCTTCAACATAGGCCATTTCCCAATCTTTTCGGCTCTGTTTGTCTTCTTTATAAAAGCCAATTAGATCATTTCCAAGCTTGGTCAATTCACCTGGATTTACTGAATCTGCAAGGTTAGCAAAAAAATCACCGGAATCATCAGGCATCATGGCGGATGCGTCAAAATCAACAACCACGCCGCCCTCATCATCCTCAGTAATAGATACATCATCGGATAGAATCTCATCATCCGAGGGGACATCTATAATATTTTCAGACAAAAACTCTTCATCAACAACCGCAGCAGGATCACCTGTAAGGCGTTTATCTACAACCATCAGTAATATTCCCTTGGACGCATGAAGCTACGGGGAGCAGTGTCCTCATAATCGTCGGGGTGATTAACAAATCCTCCCTGGCGAAAACGCAACAACGCCTGAACGGTACTATCTACCAAATCATCGTGCTCACCTAGAGGAAACGCTGCACATTCTTCAATTAATTCATCAGCAAAACTTTTTTCCGGTGCCCACACCATACCCGATTCTACTAACGGCGCAACAGCATTAACACGAGTCACCTTATCATTTCCACGGGTGGGGGTATAGGTAGAAACGGGAATTCCCGTCTGACGTAATTCATACGTTAACGGTAAACCACTAGCTTTTGCTTCAATTACCACGTTATCTGGATCCCATTGCTTGTATTGTTCATGGGCCACACGTTTCAATTCCGGAAATTCCCAACGACCCTTTATACTATCAAGCAAAATGATGTGAAAAGTTTCATCCTCGTTCGGTTTAAACACTCCCCAAGTGGTAATTGCGCTATAATCAGCGGTTTCCTTAGCACTAAACGCTGTATCGTAGCTTTGAATGATATATTCTAGTCCAGGAACAGTTTCTCGCTCCCAACGTTTCCACCATTCACGTTTAATTAAGCTGCCTTCTTCGGCAGTTGGGTTTTGCATCCATTGAGCGTTCCATTTACTCACGCTCAAACTAGCTTTTACCCCTAATAATTCATCCACTTTCCAGTATTCTGGCCAGACAGCCTCTTCATTTGGCATAATGGCGGGAAACTCCACAATTTCCCACCTATCGGACATATCATCCGATGCCTGAGCCTTAATGAGCTGTCCTGTTAGGTCTTTTACCGACCAACGTGTCATCACCAGGATAATGGCCCCTCCCGGTTGCAGACGTTGCCGTGGTCCAGATGTGTACCATTCGTACGCATTATCCATGGCGTTGGGGCTAAGTGCATCTTGTTCACTATGGGGGTCATCAATAATCAGCAAATCAGCACCACGACCCGTAATTGCACCCCCCACACCCGAGGCGTAGTATTCACCGCCCTCATTTGTCTCCCAACGTCCGGCTGCTTTGGTATCTGCGCGCAGTTTTGTTTGCGGGAACACACGCTCATAATCCGCGCTATCCATAAGGTTACGCATTTTACGACCAAACCGCACAGCCAATTCACCTGTATGCGTGGTTTGAATAATCTTCAAGTCAGGTTTACGACCAATTAACCATGCCGGAAACAAGTAGCTGGCAAATTCTGACTTAGTGTGGCGCGGCGGCATGTTGACAATAAGCCGTTTCAACTTGCCTTCAGCTACAGCCTGAAATTTCTTAGCAATTATGCGATGGTGTTCCCCTTCAATGAAGTTTGGCCAAACCAAACGCACAAATTCAAGGAATTCTTCCTGGCATTTATCCTGGTCTTTTAAGGATTCTAAACGATCCGCAAGCAGAAAGTATTCATTCAATACCTCCTTTGGTACCTGCTCAACGTTTAAATCCATTTACACAATTCCTGCAAACGGTAATTGCCCTGTTTGCTGCAATAAAAGCCGTGCATCCTGCTCCGAGAATACCGGGGGCAAGTTAACTGGACTAAAAGATTGTGTGGGGGGTGCAACAGGAGGCGGTAAAGCAGGACTTGGTATTCGAGGCAAAGCAGCATCTGCCGTATCTTCCTCTTCCTCCGTAGTCGTCTGATCCGGTAATGTGGTTGTGGGAGGAGTCAGCAAAGCTGTCAATTCTTCCTCAGAAGGTCCACCAATTTCTCCTGGATCCTCGCCCCCTATTGCTGGATCCTCGGATTCCCCGAAAAAATCAGTTACGGTCTCGGCAATACTACCTCTCCCAGGTTCCGTAAGGCCAAGTGCGGGTGCCATGCCTCGGCCTTCGAGCGCTCCAGCAACCGTACCCAATGCTGCCCCTGCGGGGCCTATCAATCCGGTAAGGCCAAACATAGCGTTCGTTAAACTTGGGTTTAAACGTCCTGCAATTAGGCTGGCTCTAACCGACCCCTGTGATAGTCCCGTTGGGTCGTTAATCGCAAATCCTATGGCGGGGTTTGCACTTCCCCTATTCATGGCCAACGCATCTATCACATCTTGTACGGAGTTTAAGCCCAACTCTGAATTAACGCCCAAACCAACAGAGGGGCTTCCAGACCCTTGACCACCTCCCGAAATTGCTTGCCCCATGACGGCTGCTGCTTGATCTACGGTTATATCGTTGTTGGTAACCGCTGCTTGTACTGCCTGTGCATTGATCCCTTGCTGGTTCCCCAACGTATCGTCGATGTTATCAGTCAGAGCCTGGGAAGCCGCAGCACTAGCATTATCAATCATACTCTGTATCGCGGCTATTTGGCTTGGGGTACCTTCCACTGTAGTGCCGTCGTTTAGTTCAACGCTGGTGGGGGAAGTAAAGCTTACCTGATCTTCCA